GCTTTTATTGGTGTGGTTGCTATCAAAGGCCATGCTATAAGCAAACCTACTGCTTAATTGCATTAAGTGGTATAATAGAGGGGAATATGATCGGTGGCTGTAAAAGGCCACCATTTTATTATTAGGAGTAAAACTATGAAAGTAAAAATTTTGCAAGACTGCATGTTTAATGTTAATGGCGAAAATATATCATTTACAAAGGGTGCGATTATTAATTCGTCACAAAAGTTGACTAGCATTGGGCAGGCTATGTTTATGCTTGGGTATGCTGAGATTATAGAGGTAGATAAGCCAACCAAAAAAACATTAGTAAAAGAAAACAAGGCTGTTAAATCAGAAAGTTTGGAAACAAAGGTTAACAAAGTAAAGAAGGTTGTTAAAAAGGCAATTAAGAAATGACTATAGAATACAAGCGGATTGGTAAGATTGAGAAAAATATAATTTCGTTAGACCAGGTTAAGGATTTTATAAGGTTGTCCGGCGATGACGAAAATTCAATGATTCAATTACTTATTGATGCAGCGACAAAAAACGCTGAGGGCATTATGGGGTTAGACTTGTTAACAACTACTTATGAGTGCTACAGACCATCTTTTTACGGCGATTTAACTTTACGGCGTGCGCCTTATCAATCCCTTGTATCTATTGAATATTTAAAAAACAAAGTATACACAACACTAGATTCATCTGAGTATAAGCTATCGGAGGGGGGTGTTTATGGCATTATTGAGCAAATTGAAGCCCCTAGTGTAGATGATGATGTAAAAGGGGTTAAAATCACGTTTAAATCGGGCTATGGCGATAATGTGTCGGACGTTCCGGCTGACATTGTTATGGCGTTGCTACAGACCGTTCACCACTGGTATGATAACCGTGGAATATGTGGTTGCCCTGATGTGGCTAATGAGATTTATAGCCAGTATAGAATGATTGATATATCTTATGAATTGTAAATCTGAAACCCCAGTTAAAAGTTTGAATCAAAAAGCCATCGTGCAAACACGGGCTATGGTGGGGTCTCATTTTGGTATAACGGATTTGACTGAACAGTTTATAGACTTGGGCGTTTTGTGGGGTAAGTTTGAAACGGATAAAAAGGGCTACCAGTCATTTGGTGGTGCTGGTATATCAGAATCTATTACTCATGTGTTCACGACACGATATACAAGCGTTATTACAGTCACTGATCAAGAATGGCTGTTGTATGATGGGGTACGCTATAAAGTTGATAAGATTGAAAATATCAACGAGGAAAAGAAGTTTTTGAGATTATATTTAATTAGGCAGGGGAGTTCAGAGTTACCGGCTAACGATGGCTAGTATAAAATTAGATCGGAGGGGAAAGAAAACGATTTTTGAAATTTCGCAAATGCCAAAAAAGGGCAGACGAGCAATTCGTCACGCTCTATATCTATCTGGCAGGCTACTACGTAAAAGTGCGAGCGATGCGATTTTAAAAAAGAAATTCGGGCGTACCTACAGGTATAAAGGCAGAAGGATTAAAGCTAGTCAATCTGGCGAAGCATGGGCAAACAGAAGCGGTACAGCACGAAGGGGATTATCGTTTAGGGTTCAGGGGGGAAACCGTTTGTACTTTGAAAACAGCGTTGATTATGTAGAATACCTAGAGGATGAATCGTCTTTAAATCGTCCAGCGATGTGGTTGGCAATAGAAAACAATACTAGCAAAATCGAGAGATATATAGAACAGGAGTTCAGCCGGATGCTTGGCATTTGACTAATTGTTATTAATAACATATAATACATATAGTTTGATTGTTTAGCGCAAGGAGTTAATTATGTATGCTTATTTCTATATTGATAAAGACAATAATTTGGTAGAATGTGATCGTGATACTTATAAAAAATGGGAGTTCTCGCTTAATGCCACGCGGGAACCTTTGTTTTTTTATATAAAGGACAGGAATATTTGTGTTGAATGCCCTGATCTTGAGTTAGATGGCCGTTTGATAGATAAGTATGGTGATGGGCTTGTTGTGCGGGAATCTGAATTTTCAGTACAAGAAAAGCACTACACTATACTGACTGAGATATGTGAAACCTATTGTGTTGAAGATGATGATGACAGCTATAGGGGATTTTATGGTTATTACCCAGCATTTTCAACAATTGTTATATGTTCTTCTAATGGGGATTTTGTTGGGGAGGCGTTTAAGCTCACAGATTGTCCAAATTATGGGTTAGAAAAGGCAATAGAGTATCACGAGTCTATTATTTTGGACATTGTTTCTGGGAAGGATCTGAAATATATATCATAACGCTGTTACAATGTAGTATTATATAGGCATGAACCTAAGTGAATTAGTCACTCATGTGCAAAGCATACTGCCTTTATACAACAATAGACTTAGCGTATCTAAGACAATAACAGATTTATCTAAATCCGGCGATGATGTTACGGTTTCGTGTATACAACACGGATTATCAGTTGGCGACAATGTGTTGCTATCTGGTGTAAAAACAGATGTCCAAATAACAGATATAACGACTGTAAATGGTGTTGCAACAGCTACTTGTGCTACAGATCACGATTTGTCATACCCCTACATAAACAAAGTTAATATGTCATCAACAATAAGTGAATACAATGGTGACAAGAGAATTACAAGCGTGCCAAGTTCAACTACATTTACATTTAATGTCACAGGAACCCCAGCGCAAGGAACAGGAACATTACACACTTTCCATTCTATTGGATTTAATGGCTGGCATGAAATCACAGCGGTTTTAGACGCAAATAAATTTCAATTTACCTTTAATAATGACCGACTGACAGCTGGCTCTGGCTCTGACATGAAACTTGTGACAGGGTTGCAGATTTCAGCAGTGGCAACGCTTGAACGAGCTATAAAATTGTATACAGATAAGAAAATCAATACACCGTTCTTATTTATTGTTCCAGAAGGGTCTGATGCATCAGCAGACAGGAATACCCAGAATGATGCAAATAGCGAGACAACGTCAACGGAGCAATTTTATTTAAAGTTGGTAAATAATTTTTCTTTTTATTTATTTATTCCAACAGTTAATGAGTTGACAGGTAGTAAGGCTATAGATTTGGCGTTTAATATTTTACCGTCATTGTATAAAACTGTCGCTGGTTATCGACCAAGCACATTTTTTCAAAACACAAGCAACACGTTAATGGTTCCATTAGGGCATGGGGCAATTAGTTATAATGATGCGTATCTTGTTTATTCATACAGTTTTGAAACAACTGAAACTATACTGAGTACACAAACAGCAAACTACGTGCAGGATACAAGTCAGTTTATGTATAATTCTGGGGATACATATACAAATACTGAAACCGTGGCATTTAGAAGTTTTGAGAATGCATTCCAAAATGACAATTGTGAAAATGTAAAAGATAATAATTTTAATTTGTTGTGATATAATCGATTGTATGAAATTAAAATTAAACAGAAATCTAGCATTGCATGAAGCAGGTGATATTGTAGAGGTTGAGGCGGTAGATGGCGTACCAGTTAATAGCTACTGGCGCAAACGATTAAAAGATTCTCAATTTGATAATTGTGTAGAAATAATTGAAGAAAAAAAAGTTATTCGTAAGAAAATTGCAAAAGATGAAAAAAGTGAGGTATTAAATGACAGTCAGTAATCCTATTATCAACATAACCAAGGCACCAGCGGAGCAGTCAATTAGCAATGCTCCACAAAAGGTGTTGATCGTTGGTCAGCAAACAGGTTCGGTTTACACAAGTGGTTCTTTGGTTGAAACTATTGGCAATGCTAATATTGAGATTGGGAATTTTGGGAAGGGGTCTCAGGTTGCTGAAATGGTTAAGGCGTTTAAATCAGCAAACCAAGTCACTCGACTGGATGTTATTCCGTTAGATGACAACGGGTCAGGGGTTCAGGCTACTGGCTCGGTTGCATTTTCTGGGACATCTACAGAAGCCGGATCGTTGGTTGTGTCGATTGGCTCACGGATTAACCATAAATACAGTATATCTATTGCATCAGGAGCCACGGCAACAGAAATCGGAGATGCATTAGTTGCTTTGATTAATGCTGATGCTCACAAGATTGTTTCAGCATCTAACACAACAGGAACGGTAACATTTACGGCTAACAATTCTGGTACATACGGTAATGGGATTGGTTTAGAGGTAAAGGGAATTGTTGGTGGAGTTACGCCAAGTGTCACGGCTATGACAGGCGGTGCGACTGACCCAGTATTGACTGGATTGTTTGATGTAATTGGTGAAACACGATACCAAACTATTGTTTTCCCTGGAAACTACGATGTAGCAGTTGTTGCGGATTCTCATACAGGCACGAGTTCATTGTTAGACCCACGCTGGAATGAAGATAATGCAATCCTTGATGGTGTTTGTGTAATATCGAAAACAGATACATTATCTAACCTAAAAGCGTTCTTGAATTCTAGGAACTCACAGTCATTGATTGTTAATGCACAAGAAGTTGTAAATGATACGCTGTATAAAGGATCGTCTGTATTTGAATTAGATGATGTGATTGCTGCACAAATTGGGGCTGTTAGGTCATTAAGGCTTACTGATGGTGCCAATATAGCACAGCTTGTTATTGCTTCAAATTTAGACGCTAGAGGTGGGACGCATATAGCGTCATTGCCTTACATGAACACCCCTTTATCGTTGCCGGTTGTTGATACTGGGAAAGGGTGGTCTAAGTCTGAGCAGGCTGAAATCAATACTGCTGGTGGATTTGTTATTGGAAACAATGTTGCTGGAAACGGAGTTGTCCTTGGGCAGGTATACACAACCTATAAAACTGATGTGGCTGGGAATGTAGACAAAACATACCAATTTTTAAATAACGTGGATGTGACATCTGCTGGTGCTGAGTTTATTTTTAATAACTTGAAATCAGCCTATATTCAAAGCCGGTTGACTGATGGTGCGTTGGTCACTGGGTATAACATGGTAAATGAGAATGCAATTCGTGGCAAGCTAGTAGAGCTGTACAATATTTTGTCCGGCGAAGGATATTTGTTGTATCGAGCAGGCGAAGAAAATATCAAGTATTTTGTGGACAACCTAACAATTAGCCTAGACTTGTTAAACGGAAAGGCTACTAGCACAGCTAAAGTACCGCTTGTTTCTCAGTTGCGAAGACTTGATTTAGTGTTACAATCAGTATTTAATATATAGGAGCGAGATATGGCAACAAGTTTAGTCGGTGGACAATTATTTATTAATGACCAAGCAGTATCTATTCAGGGGAACAGCTTGCGTATGAAGGATGGCAGTGGGGATAAGGTTATCTCCTCACAAGTTTCTGGAACGTCTGTAGACGTGATTGAAGCGGTGGATTACACAACAGCTAAAAGCATGGTTGCATTTGACTTGTTATCAACTGTTGAAAATGAAACATTGGTTCGTGGGTGGAAGTCTAACGGACTCGGCAACGTGATTAAATATGTTGCATCTACTGGGGTTACTAAAGTGTTTCAAAAGATGTGTTTGTATACTGACCCTGAAATTAATGTTTCATCTGACGGGGTTATATCTGTAGAATTTGAAGGCTCGCAAGCAGTTACAGCTTAATGCGAGCATTGCAAAGCATACTAGATTCAGCAGCATTTAAATTATCTAATATTATTATTGATATTATACTAATTATTATGCTATACTTAAATTTAACGCTATGAAAGAATTTTTTGAATACACGTTAAAAACACCAATAAAAATATCTAAAGATGGTGAATATGTAGATGCGTCCGATGTTATGGTTTATGCCCCACGGCCACGAGATAAGCACAAAGTTTTAAAGCTGGAAGCTGATTTGAATAATGCTTTTTTAGGTGTTTTCCCAAAAATTAATGCCATGATAGATGGAATGGGAAAGCAAAGCGATTCAAAGTCTAATTCAGATGACCAGGTTGGTATAGGAAGTTTAATTATTCAGTTTGCTGATGGCGATGCAGTCGGTTCTATTATGTATAATTTGGAGCAAATATTTCTTGCTGGAACAGAAGATAAGCCAACGATAACTATTGATGGCGTTCAAATGAAAAAAGTGCATTTTGACGATGGTTTGCATTTATCTGATTTAAAAGCGTTAGCTGGGGGGTATGCTGACCATTTTTTGTCTCTGGGCTTGTAGAAAATAAGCCACTATTTTTATTTACCGATTTTAAATCTATTAATAACACAACTATTGAGGGCTTTATCGTTTATATGATGGAACATCATTTTGGCTATTCTGAATTAATGAATATGAATATGGGGGAATTGTTGTTGTATAATAAAGAGGTAAGCAATATTGTGGCGCAAAAAAATCGAGAGATTGAAAAGCAACAAAGGAAACGATGAAATCAGTTAGTTATTTAATTGAAGTTAGAGACAAATTTAGCCGGAATATGGGCAAGTTTGCAGAGCAAGCAGATAAGTCACGGTCTAAGGTTGAAAAACTTGATAAAAAGCTAAAATCAATGGGCAAT